ATTATGTACCTGTTGGGGCACAAGCGCATCGAGACCACCATCCGGTATGCCAAGGCCACAGATTCAGCCCTTCTTGAGGCTGTGACTGCGATCTAGGCGCGACTACGGGGTGATCTGCTACGCTCTTTCCACCGGCAAGCGAGCTCAATCGCACTGAGTCTCATCGCTGGAATCCCCACGCGGATGTGGCGGAATTGGTAGACGCGCTAGTTTCAGGTTCAAGAGTGCGACCTCAAGCATTACTGCACAGGTGAGGAGTAAAGCCCTCACCTTCTTTTTGCCATCAGGTGTCCACTAATGCACAGAAGAAATACACGGTTCTAGCGAGGATTCTTATTGGCTACACCCGCACAAATTGAAGAGCAGGTCCAGCTCGAAAGGGACCAGATACGGCAGGGCGTCCGCAAGCTGCGAGAGGACACCCGCAAGCTCGAAGAAAAGAGCTACGCCAGTGCAACGGTTTATGGAGTGGCATCCATTGATGCTCTGCTCCCAAAGCTCGTAGCCCGCCTTGAGGAGACGAACCTCAGATTGACGAAAGGTCAAGCAGGTGTGGCATTCAAAGAGATCCAGCACTACATACGTGATCTCGAACCGCTAGCTGCTGCTGCCATTGCCTTGAAGGTCACCTTCGACAAGGTGTTCAGTGTTAAGGACGGCAGTGATCAACTAGCTGAAGTATGTGATGCGATTGGTTCAGCTGTTGAGGCTGAGTGTCAGATGCGGCACTATGAACGCAACGCACCTGGCTTGCTCAACACACTCAAAAAGAACTACTGGCACCGCTCTTGCGGTACGCACCAAAAGCTAGTGATCATTCGTACACTAATGAATAGGTGCGAGGTAGCTGAGTGGAACAGCTGGGGCAGAGCTAATCGCGTCAAGCTTGGTGGATGGTTGCTCGACTGCATCATTCAAACAAGCGAGTGGTTCACGAAAGAAATCAGGCAAGAGGGGCGCAAGCGTGTTAATTACATTGTCCCTACACCTGACTTCCTTGAAGCTAAGGAAAAAGTGATCAAGGACTCTGAGCTGTTCGCTCCACTTGCTTGGCCCATGTTGATTGAGCCCAACGACTGGACTAACGAAAGAGCCGGTGGCTACTTGCTCAATGAGGTAATGCGAGGCCACACATTGGTCAGGCGAGGTAACCCCACATGTATACAGGGGGAAACACCACTCGACTTTCTGAACAAGATTCAGAAGGTTGCCTTCCGTCTTAACCCATTCATTGTGGGGGTAGCGGAGGAGCTAAGCAGACTGGAACGCTCAGTTGGTAAGTTCCTTCCTATCATTCATCATGATCTGCCTGCTAAACCTGCTGACATTGCTGACAACTACGATAGCCGCAAGGATTATCGACGACGAGCAGCAGAGGTGATGAACTTAAATGCGCAAGAGTTCAAACGATCTTGTCGCACACGGATGACAATGGAGGCCGTTCAGCGTTTCAAGAATGTTGAACGGTTTTTTATTCCCTGGTCATTCGATTATCGCGGGAGAGCTTACCCGATTCCCGCATTCCTAACGCCACAAGATACTGACTTTGGTAAGTCACTACTACGCTTCGCTGATGAGTCGTTCATGACTCCAGAAGCTGAACAGTGGCTATCCTTTCAAGTGGCAACTTGTTATGGTCTTGATAAAGCCACGATGGCTGAGCGTCTTGAGTGGACAAGCAGCAACTTCACACTCATCACGCGAATCGCTACCGACCCAATCGGATCATTGCCTGAATGGGAAGCAGCTGATGAACCATGGCAATTTTTAGCTAGCTGTGAGGAGTTCTATCATTGCGTGATCGCAGCTGATAGACAATTCACAGGTCTCATGGTGGCCACAGACGCCACGTGCTCGGGACTCCAGATCCTGGCAGGGTTAGCGCGAGACAAATCCACAGCACGTCTTGTTAATGTGTTGCCTGGTGATAAGCCAGCTGATGCTTACAAGGTTGTGGCTGAGAGAGCTAAACCAAACTGTCCTGAGAGGTTGCAACCTTATATGGACAGGAAAATTTGCAAGCGCGTAGTGATGACCGTGCCTTACAATGCTAAACCTTTTAGCAATCGTGGGTACATCAGAGATGCGTTTGCTGAAAAGGGTATAGAGCTAACCAAGGAAGAGCTGACAGAGGTTGTTACTGCTGTCCGTTCTGCAATGGAAGAGATTGTTCCTGGTCCGATGCGTGTTATGCGTTGGATCGAATCAGAGGTAGCAGCGGCGATCAAGAGTGGCAAGACTGAGCTTGAGTGGGTGACACCATCAGGCTTCGTCGTTCACCAGAAGCTCAACAAGAAGTTAGTTGAGACGATGGAGCTACAACTGTTAGGTCGATGCAGGGTTTCAGTTGCAGTAGGAGATACCGATGAGGTTGACCTTAACCACCACAAGAACGCAACTAGCCCAAATCTCATTCATAGCCTAGACGCCAGTCTTTTACATTTATCTGCACTTAGGTTCGATGCTCCCATTGCTCTTATCCATGACTCTGTACTGTGCAGGGCTACTGATATGTCTGTCCTGTCCACTCTCGTACGAGAAACATACATGCACCTATTTGCTGAGCACGACTACCTGCGTGACTTCGCAGAGCAAATAGGCGCTGAATCTGAACCGCCGATCATTGGAGACCTTGAACCGGAATCCGTGATCGAATCCACCTATTTCTTTTGTTAATGGCACAAACTATTCACGTCACCCAGACTCCTGTTGTTCTTGAAGGCTATCAAGCTATCCTTAAGCCTTCTAAGTTTGGATATTCTCTTGGTGCAATCGTTGATGAGAATCTGATTGAAGTCCTGGAGGACGACCGTAAGGAGACTCTCAAATGGGCAGAGTCTAAGTTGAAGAACCCGAAGCGTTCAACCCTCAAGCCTGAGCCTTGGGAGGAAGTTGCACAGGGTAAGTACAAAGTTAAGTTCAGCTGGAATGAAGAAACACGTCCGCCCGTGGTGGATACAGAGGGAACTCCAATTAACGACGAGTCCACTCCCCTCTACAGTGGCTCAACAGTTAAGTTGGCCTTTAAGCAAAAGCCATACATCTTGCGTGATGGTGTTACCTACGGTACAAGCCTCAAGCTTGTCGGAATCCAAGTTGTATCCGTCAACGGTCCTGCAGGTGTTGATACAGGCGATCTGGGTGAAACTGAAGTGGCAGCTCTCTTTGGCCAAACAAAGGGCTTCAAGATTGGCGAGCCTAACGTGACGCCTAACCTGTCCACTAATGCAGAAGACGAAGAAATTACTGACGACTTCTGATGGCCTTCCGTTCAGGGTTGGAGAAGAAAGTAGCTGATCTTCTCTCCAACCTTGGGGTTGACTACGAATATGAGAGCACAAAAGTACCCTATGTCTTGATGTGCACCTACACGCCAGACTTCCTACTCCCAAATGGGATCTACCTAGAAACGAAAGGTCACCTCACTGAAGAGGATCGCAGGAAGATGAAGGCTGTAAAAGCTGCCAATCCTGACCTTGATATTCGATTCGTATTCCAGTCCCCTTATAACAAGATCTATAAAGGATCTAAAACTACCTACGCAAAGTGGTGCGAAAAGCACGGCTTCCAATACTGTTCCTTCCAATCCATCCCAATCGAATGGCTTACTTGAATTACGGTACAGCTGATTTCTACGCTGAGCAATTCAGCGACTTCCTAGCAGACGTAGATGCACAGAATCCTGCTACTGCTGATGCACTAATTGAAGGGTTCTACCGAGCTATTGACTCCTGGTTTGAGTATCACGATGAGCAAGCACGAGCTTACGCAGACATCCGAAAGCGAGTTCGTCAGGCACTTGCCGTGTGAAAACTGTGGGTCGTCTGATGCAAATAGCTTGTACACAGACGGCCACACTTTTTGTTTCTCATGTAATCACTACACGAGTGGTAACGAGGAAGTTCACACTCATCGCAAAATGCAAGGCAATGTCTCAATTAAAGGAGAAGCGCAGCGCCTCGTCAAACGAGGAATCTCTGAAAAGGTCTGCCAGCAATACAAAATCTATACAGACGGAGACGTTCTACGATTCCATTATTTCGACGATGCTGGAATACTTAAAGGATGCAAGGTAAAGACGAAGAATAAGGTATTTAGCTATGAAGGAGAGACGACAGGTGCCCTCTTTGGACAGCATTTGTTTCCCGCCACTGGAAAACGAGTCGTCATCACTGAAGGGGAACTCGATGCAGCTTCGTGTAGTGAAGCTATGCCGGGGTGGCCGATGGTATCTCTACCTAGCGGTGCCGCTGCGGCAAGAAAGTCGATCCAAAGGGCTATCCCCTGGCTCCAGGGTTATGCGGAGATTGTCCTGTTCTTCGACAATGACGAATCAGGCCGTAAGGCAACGGAGGAAGCGGCAAGCGTCTTACCACCTGGCAAATGCAAGATTGCATCGCTCCAAGGTGATTACAAAGATGCGTCAGACGCCCTTCAAAACAATGACTCTCAGGCAATTCGTGAGGCTATATGGAATGCAAAACCTTACCGTCCTGATGGGATCGTTGACGGAAAGAACCTGCTCGACTTAGTTACCACACCATCACCACCATCTGATCATGACTACCCATTTGAAGGACTGCAACGACTACTTCACGGAGTGCGACTTGGCGAGCTTGTCTGCGTTACTGCAGGCTCAGGTATCGGGAAGTCAAGCTTCTGCCGGGAGCTTGCAACTTCATTTCTACAAAACGGGGAACGGGTCGGTTACCTGGCTCTTGAGGAATCGAACCGGCGCACTGCTCTCGGTTTAATGTCAGCTGCTGTCGGCAAATCACTCCACCTAGGAGAGCACGACGCAGCAACCCTTACTGAAGCCTATCAAGCCACACTAGCTAATTGGAATCTCTTTCTATTTGATGGGTTCGGATCCTTTGATCCTGACTTGATCTACAACAGGATTGAGTACCTTGCTACCGGCTTGGATACAAAGATCATCTTCCTTGATCACCTGTCCATCCTCCTCAGTGGTCTAGATGGAGATGAGAGGCGCATGATTGATACCACAATGACTAAGTTGCGTTCACTTGTTGAACGTACTGGTATCTCTATGTTCCTTGTTTCACATCTACGTAGAACATCTGGAGACCAGAATCATGAAGAGGGTGCCCGCGTCACTTTGGGACAGCTGCGAGGATCTGCGGCGATTGCACAGCTCTCTGACGCAGTTATTGCACTCGAAAGAGACCAGCAGAGCGCATCTGGTAGAAGTGACACAACTGTGCGAGTCCTTAAGAATCGCTATTCAGGCGAAGTTGGCGTCGCATGTCGACTGAGCTACGACCTGTCCACTTGTAAATTCTATGAAACAGAAGCAGACGACGAAGAGTTCGACCCAAGTACAGACTTTTGATCCTTGGAATCTGCGAGGACGACTCCCCATGACACCTGTTTGGAAAGATAAGAAGCCAGTACAGACTTTCGAGGATTATGGATTTGCTTACTTCTATGAGCAACCTAACGGTGATGTGTTGACAGCTATCCCTCCCAATCCTCCTACACCTGAAGCAGTAGCCAAAGCACAGTTCGTTGATAAGACGTACGTGTGGGCTGGTAAATGAACCTAGTCTTTGATATCGAAACTGACGGATTGCTAGATGATGTTACCCGCGTCCACTGCCTTGGTATCTACGATCTCGACGCTAAGGAAACGTACGTCTTCAATGATCAAGGTGATCAACAGCCACTCACACGCGGCATTCAAATGCTTGAGGACGCCGATTGCATTATTGGTCATAACATTATTGGGTACGATATTCCTGTACTCAAGCATCTTTACCCCTGGTTCACAGCCCCTCCTGCTATTGATACTCTGGTTATTTCTCGTGTCATACATTCTGACATCTTAGCCGTAGACAATAAGCGTAAGTGGAAGACAATGCCGGTGCAGCTTTATGGGCGGCACTCATTAGAGGCATACGGGCACAGACTAGGTGAATACAAAGGGTGCTTCGGTAAGGACACAGATTGGAAAGAATGGTCTCCTGAGATGCAGGAGTACATGCTTCAAGACGTTGTTGTTACTACTAAACTTTGGCATCACTTTACCAAGAAATTCCTGACTACTTAAAACTAGAACTAGATGTCTCTCGTATCCTCACAGAACAAGAGCTACATGGATGGTACTTTGACGAGACTGCTGCACGGGAACTTGCACAAGCTCTCTACGCTGAGCTTGAGACTCTTGAAGCAGTACTACGAAACAGGTATCCTTTCGTTGCAGGACGCGAATTTACTCCTAAGCGAGTTAACCGATCCCTCGGATACGTTGAAGGAGCAACCTGTACAAAGCTAATTGACTTCAATCCATCCAGTAGAGACCACATCGCGTGGATCATGCAGACGTTGCATGGTTGGAAGCCTGACAAGAAAACAAAAGCTGGCAAGACTGCCATCGACGAGACTGTTCTCAAGGAGATTGGTACTGAAGAAGCCCTCCAGTTCTACCGATGCCTTGAGCTTACTAAACAGCTCGGTATGTTATCTGAGGGTAAGAACGCTTATCTAAAGCTAGTCAAAGACAATCGAATACACCACCACTGTTCAGTGGCGACTAATACCCATAGATGTGCACACCGCAACCCAAACTTAGCCCAGGTCCCCAGTGATCTTGAATTTAGAAAACTATTCCGTGCTAGCCCTGGGAATGTCATGGTTGGTGCTGATCTCTCAGGCATTGAACTCCGAATGCTTGCCCACTATCTGGCTAGATATGATGGAGGCGCTTACGGAGACGTACTTCTCAACGGTGATATACATCAGGTCAATGCAGACAAGATAGGCATCTCTAGAAGATTAGTTAAGACTGTAACTTACGCATTTTTGTATGGCGCTGGAGACCAGAAAATTGGCCTATCGTACGACCCCCTCCTTCCCCCGAACAAGGCTAAAGAGAAAGGTGCTGAGATACGAGGAGCTTATGTTTCTGCTATTGACGGCCTTGCTGACCTTCTTAGTGCAGTCCGTTCCGCTGGCGAACGAGGCTTTATTAAAGCTATTGACGGTAGAAAAATCCCAGTAGATAGTCCTCACAAGTGTCTCAACTATCTGCTCCAGTCATCAGCCGGTGTAGTGGCGAAGCGTTGGATGGCCATTGCAAACGATAACTTCCCGACCCTAGACAACGATTACATCTTTCACACTCATCAACTTGCATTCGTTCACGACGAGTTGCAGTTCGAGTGCCTGCCAGCCTATGCAGAGGATCTCAAAGACCACCTAGAGCTCTGTGCATCACTAGCTGGTGAATACTACAACCTCCGAATCCCTATTGCTGCCGAAGGGAAGATCGGCTCCACCTGGGCAGACGTACACTAATGGCAACCAAATCTAAAACATCTCTTGGCCGTGTTGAATTTCAATCGCGTGCCAAGTTCAAACATACCCACCAAGGCAACGGCACACGCAGTCTCCCGAAACGTGGGCGCAAGCTCAGTCGGGGGCAAGGTAAATGAGTCTTCTGATTGATGCAGACTATATCGTCTACAAGTGCTGCGCAGCTACAGAATCAGAGATTGACTTCGGTGAAGACGTTATCGTCGTTACCTCCAGATTCTCAGAAGCTTACGAATACGTTGAGCGGGAACTCTATAGCATCGCTTCTGACCTTGGATGCTTTGATGATTCTATTCTGTTCTTTTCTGATTCT